TAGCGACGACCACGATATTTTTTCTCTCGATACAAATAAAAACTGCAACTGTGGGTGACGTATGGCACGCAATACCAACAGGGGCACACTGTCAGAGGGTGAACGGCTTGCCATACTTGAAAAGTACAGGGCAGGTGGTCACACATATCAGTCACTGGCATCAGAATATGGTGTACACAAATCTACAATCAGTAGAATAGTCAATGGGCAGAATAAGAAACTGCAGCGTGCAGATGCTGCAGCACCAGAACAGACAGTAGTAGAATCACATGCAGGTGTAGAACATGACCCACTACTATTCAGACAGGCAAAACTGATAGAGATAGCACAGGATATACAGGCAACACGTGACAGAGGTAGTCAACATGCACTGCCCCAGTTCCATAGACTACACCTGCAGGTACATGATGAATGGATGCAGATGAAACGTGATGCAGAGGAACTAGATGGTGTGACAAATCCTGATGACCTACTACGTACTATTGCAATGACAGTGAATGGTTTGCCTCCAATACTAAAGGATAAACTGATAGACATGCTATCAGGGCAGATACTCACAGTCTATGATGGTGGTGCATCATGAAAATACTTTTAGCCTGTGAGGAATCACAAAGGGTCTGTATCGCATTCAGAAAACTAGGTCATGATGCATTTTCATGTGACATCAAACCCTGCAGCGGTGGCTATCCAGAGTGGCACATTCAAGGGGACGTTTCAGAGATACTCAAAGAAAAATGGGATATGATTATCGGTTTTCCACCTTGCACCTACATGTGTGTAGGTAGTGCAGTCAGAATGTACCCTACACCAGGTGTCATCTGTCCAGACAGATATGCAAAGGCAATGCAGGCACGTGATTTTTTTATGTCTATATACAATGCAAACTGTCCTAGAATAGCAGTAGAGAACCCTACACCTTTAAAGTGTGTAGGTCTACCATCACGTACACAAACTATACAACCGTATCAGTTTGGTGACCCTTATAGCAAAAAAACCTGTCTATGGTTAAAGGGATTGCCACCACTGAAACCTACTAACATCTGCACAGACTATCAACCGTACATCAATGGTGGTGGTGGTAGGATACACAGGTATAAAAATAAAAAGTTTGCAAACAACAGTACAACACGTTCAAAGACCTTTCCAGGTATAGCTGCAGCAATGGCTGACCAGTGGGGTAGAGCAGATACACCTTTGCATACCTACCCTGTACAAATGAGACTATTCACATGAATCTGTCAGCCCTTGCCAGTATTGCCCGTACTGCAGGTAGACTGACTGCAGATGCAGAGCAGAACCCACTGCGATACTGGAAACCTACACAGATACAAAAGAATGTACTAGAGGATACCAGTCAGATAGTCCTATTCAGAGCAGGCAATCAGATAGGAAAAACTGTCTGTGGTGCATTTGACACCATCTGCAGATGTCTGGGTATGCATCCATACAAACCAGTACCACCACCACCCATAGAGGCATGGGTAATCTGTCATTCATGGGAACAGTCTAGAACCATCATGGGCAAGTTTCATGACCTAGTGCCAAAACATGAACTGCACCCATCTGTAGAGTTTGCTAGGGGTAAAGGCTACAGGGGTACAGGTGCACCCATTGTCAGATTCAAAAATGGGTCACTGGTACGTTTCAAAACTACAAATCAGGGCACACTGGGCATAGCATCAGGGACAGTAGACCATATCTGGTCAGATGAACCACCACCACCTGACCTATTTGGTGAACTACGTGCCAGAACTACACGTACAAAGGGCACTATGTTATTCACCTTGACACCTATAGGTGCACCTGTGGACTGGTTAAAGAATCTAGTAAAGGATGGCATAGTCAAAGAACACGTAGGTATCATGAATGTAGAGAACTGTACTCCACTGGGCTGCAGACCCCTGATGTCAGAGGCAGATATAGAATCACTGCGCATGTCCTACTTGCCCCTAGACAGGGACGTACGTATGAATGGTGACTGGGATGGTGGGATACCAGAGGGTAGGATTTTTGAACAGTTCACAGATGACCTGGTGTCTGACCTAACACCAAAACCAGACAGACAGTACATCTGGTCTATCGGTATCGATCATGGGCATGACATTGCATCACAGGTTGCCATATTGACAGCAGTAGACGTGACAGAACGTGACAAACCTATAGTATATGTAGTAGATGAATATGTAGCATCTGGTGCATCTGCCCAAATACATGCAAAGGCAATCATAGCAATGATAAAAAGGAACGGTCTAGACGTGGCACACATTCAGAGGTGGACAGGTGACAGGTCACATGGTGGGTCAAAAAAGAATGGGGGCAGAATGTCAAACACGATGCTGATGGCAGCATTTTCACACGTGCTGCACTATCCCAAGGGTAAACTACCATTTAGAATCAGAACTGCATACAAACCAAAATACAGTGTGTACTATGGTTGCAGTGCTCTGCATGAACTGATGTGTGCAGGTAGGTTCCAAATCTTTCCACGTGCAGAACGTACTATCAAATCACTGAAATACTGGGCAATGAAATCAAATGGTGGTATGGATGTCATGAGTGAGTGGAAACACTGCATAGATGGTCTACGATATGCTACAATGGGCATCATAGACCAACAATATAGAGCACCAAAACAATCAAAAATCAGTAGGTGAAAACAATGTACAAAGACACACAAATACCTGCCATGCCTATGCAACCAAATCAGGCTACACAACGTAGGATAGAACACAGTGGGCTACGTAGACGTATGCTATGTGGGCAGTGGTTGCAGGACCTGATAGATGAAATCAGTCAACACATACCAGAGTCTAGACAGGCTGCATGGGGTGTACCTGATATGTCATCAAACATATTCAAAGCATCTGTAGATGCTCTGTGTGGTTTGTATGTTGAACCACCTACAATCAGTGTGACAGAGACTGCAGGACAGTCTGCAGAGGGTCTGGTGGGACGTGAGGGTCTGGTAAACAGTGCAGGTCTATGGTCTATGATGCAAAAAGTCCAGTACTACACACTGGGCATGAATGAATGTTTCATACGTGTAGACATGACAGATGATGGTCAGGGTCTGTTGTATCGTATTGTGACAGTAGACATGGTAGATGCAGAGGCATCTGCAGGTGACCCATCTAGACCACACACCATCAAAGAAATGCGACTACGTTACTGTCATGAATGCAATAAACATGAATGGACAGTAGACCATCTGTCAATAAAGGACCCACAGAACCCTATCTATGAAATATACACAGTGAATCAGAATGGTGAACGTGCAGATGACGTGACCCAAAAGTATTTGGGACAGGCTATGTCAGGTGCTGCATATCCATACAGAGACAGTGCAGGTGAACCATTTCTACCATACAGTCTGTACCATTCAGAGATACATGGGCATCTGTTTGATGCCTATGCAAATCGTGAGGTGGTGATGGGGGCACTGAATGCTGCAGTGCTGTACACATATTTTTTGCACCTCTGCAGGGACTGTTCACACCCACAACGCTATCTGATGGGGGCTACACTTGCAGGTCTAGATACCTTTGACAACAATATAGAGGCACGTAGACAGGCTATTGCATCAGACCCTGCATCTATCCTGGTATTCACACCAGACCCAGACCTGCAAGCAGGACAACAACCACAGATAGGTCAGTATCAGGCAGGTGGTGATGTAGGGCAGATGCTAGAATCTATTACAGTCTATGAGCGTCGTATCAGTTCATACATGGGTATCAACCCTGCAGACGTGCAGAAAATGTCTGGTGACCCACGTAGTGGGTATGCAATCGCAATCAGTCGCAGTAGTCTACGTGAATCGCAGCGCAAATATGCCCCTGCATTCAGACGTGCAGATGTAGAGACACTAGAAATCAGTGCAAAAATATCAAACAGATACATGAATACATCATACCCAGAAACAGGGTATAGAGTAGAATACCATGCAATCCCATTGAGTCCACAGGAATCAAAAGAACAAAGGGAAAACATGCTATCACTACTGCAGGCAGGTTTGATTTCAAAAGTAGATGCAATGAAAATACTGCATCCTGATTTTGATGACACAGATGCAAAACGTGAACTACTGAAAATACAAAATGACAATCTATCATTCTAACAACACAGACAAAGGGAAAACAAATGTCAAATACAATCACACATGAGGGTGTAGAGTACATTCTAAAATCACACGTAGATGAAATAGTCAGACAGAGGATTGCAAAATACTCTGAAAAACTCACTACTGCAGAATCACGTCTGTCAGAATACCAGTCAAAACTAGATGAGGCATCTGCCAAAATAGGACTGGTAGACAATCTGACATCACAGGTAGAATCATTGCAGGGTGAACTGACTACAGCTAACAGTAGATATGAACGTCACACAGTCATCAGTCAGTATGGTATTACTGATAATGGTGTACGTGATGCAGTAGAATGGGCATATGAACGTGAGATGTCAGGACGTGCAAAAAAGGATAGACAGGCACTGGGTGACTGGATGCAAAACATTCATGACAACCCTGACAATGCACCTGCAGTACTGCGACCATTCATATCAGCACCACAGGCATCAGAGCAGACAGAACAGGCTGCACAATCACAGATGCAGCAGCAGATGCCACAGGCACAAATGCAGATGCCACAGACCCAAATGCAGACCCCACCACCTGTAGCCCCTGCATCAAACAATGGTGTAGCAGCACAGACTGGTGCACCTGTCCCTGATAACATTTTGCAACGTGCAGCAGACCCTGCATTTTTTGCACAGAATAGGGATGCAATCAGACAGGCATACTATGCACAGACAGGTAAATCTGAATCACCATTCAAGTTCTAGAGGTGACAGATGGGTACATTTCTATTCAGTGATGGTGCAGGTGTACCATCACGTCATGACTTTACAAATCAAAACAGTATTGTAGTGACACATGGTCTAGGCTACACCCCTGCAGTATGGATAGTCATAGATGGTGTGCAGGTCTATGGTCAGGTGACGTACAACAATGTTCTGACGTTCACTGTCACATTTCAGACAACAGAAACTGGGGTGATATATTACAGATGACTGTAGCCCAGTCACAGATTCACAAAACACATAGAGGTTCCAAACATGGCACAAAGATTTCTTGCCCCTGAGGTAACATTTGAAGGCATCATTAAACAAAAAGGTACAGTCAGCAATGATGAACACCTGATTACACGTGGTTATTTGCATGGCAATGTAATTAACGCTATCCATTCTGACAGTGCGAACTATGCCAGTGTAGTAGCAGAGGGTGGTGTCAATAAACTTAAGATTGACCCATTGACTATCACCAGTGTCACAGTCAACAGTGAACAGGCAAACCTGTCTGCATTCATTTCAAATGTCTATACAGGTTCGAACTTTCAAGAGGGTGACATTGTTTTCTTGACTACCCCATCACCTACTGAAGCATATATTCACAATGGTGGGTCTGCAGGTACTGCTGCTGACTGGGAACTGGTTAACAGTGGTTTGTCTGATGCACAAATCCGTTCTAAACTGTCTGCCTCTGCAGGTATCAACTATGATTCATCTACTGGTGCATTCACTGCTGACCAGGCAGAGATAAAAGCATTTTTCTCTGCAGGTACTGGTTTGTCATACTCTGATGGTCAGTTTTCATTGAATGCCACATCAGACCAAATCACAGAGGGGTCTAACAACCTATTCTATGCAGACAGTTTAGTAGACAGTCATTTGTCAGGTGGTCAAGGTATCACCTACAATGCAGGTGCTATCTCATTTTCAGGCGATACCGACGACGTACCAGAGGGTGCTGCCCTATATTTCACGAACGCCAGAGCACAGGCAGCCATCAGTGTAGGTGCTGCAGGTTCAGAGGATGTACAACTGTTGACTAAATCAGGTGGTGTTCTATCTGTATTGTTATCAGATGTATTTAATGAGTTCTCTGCAGGTACTGGTTTGTCATTTGATGGTGGTGAATACAGTTTGAATGCCACGTCAGACCAAATCACAGAGGGTTCTAGTAACCTCTTTTTCACAAATGCACGTGTAGATGCACGTTTGTCAGGTGGTACTGGTATCGGTTATTCAGAGGGTGTTATCTCATTCAATGGTGATACTGATGACGTGTCAGAGGGTTCTAGTAACCTCTATTTCACGACAGCCAGAGCACAGGCAGCCATCAGTGCAGACCCTGCTGCAGACAACTTGATCACTGTTGCAGATGGTGAGATTTTACTATCTGCCTCTGACCTGCGTGTAGAGTTTACTAACCAGTCATTGACTGCAAATACTGGTTTGAACTTGACACACAATCTGGGTAAACGTGCTGTGCATGTCACTGCTATGGATTCAGATGGTAATGATATTGTTTTACAAAAAGTATACAGTAGTACATCAGTCGTACAGGTTACATCATCTGTAGCCTTGACAGGTGTAGTGATTGCAGTATCAATCTAACACAGTCCCCACAACACCTAGAACCCTCAGTGCATCCCCATCACTGGGGGTTCTTTTATTTAGTTTTGATGATAGAGATATGCAGGTCTGCAGTACCAGACTGGGTCACTACTAGTAGGGTTCTATTTGACTGTTTACCCTGTTCCATAGGTAGGTTCATCATGTTATTTGCAGGGACAAATGCATATGATGTGATGTCTGCACCACTACTAGATGACCCCATAGTGTCACCTGCACTACCTACATTTGCATAGTGCAGTGCAGCAGTACTACCAAAACTGACAGACGTGCAGTCACGTGGTAGTGTGATTTCTACTGCAGTGGTGGTCACGTTCTCTACAGTCTCTATTCTGGGGTAGTTATTTGTGTCTGTGTAGTCATATGTAGACATGGTGCATCCCTTTGTAAATGGTTTGAATGACAGATACTGTCATTGTACACAATGTTAACACATTTTGAGATAGAATACACACAGACTACATGACTGCATGTGCAGTAGGGAGATGGTCAGACATCGGATAGGTTCACAACCGTAAACAGTGCAATAGTCCGTTCTAGATACACACTATTAAAATACTCTATCCATAGGTAAAATAAAATGACTACTTATTCAGATTTAGGTAATCTTCGATTGGCTGCAATGATTGAAAATGAAGTGCGTGCCATCCTCGCAGATACCGCTTCTATCCGTAACTCTGGTGCTTTACTCTTTGCAGGTGACGTTGCAGGCATCGGTTCTAAAGTAATGCGCATGCGCTATGCAAACTGGGGTGCTGCTACTCCATTCGCAACTGCAAATGATGGTGCAGATGTGACTGCATCTACTTTGACCCCATCTACTGCTGACATCACAGTAGGACGTTCTGCACTGCGCTACGACATCACAGACCTTGCAGCAATGACTGGTCTAGGTTTGGACATTGACCCATTCAGCATTGCACAGAAAATGTCTATGTCTGCTGAGGCACGTATTAATGAAATCATTTGTGCTACATTTGCCAGTGCATCAAACAGTGTTGGTACATCTGGTGTAGACATGTCAGTAGATGATTTCTATGATGCCATGTTCCAACTTGAATCAGAGGATAATGATGGACAGTTCTACTGTGTATTGCATCCACAGCAGTTATCAGACTTGCGTGATTCATTGCGTAGTGAGTCTAACAATGCACTAGCATTCAGCCCTGCTACAGAGGACATGTTAATGGCAAAGGGTCAGGGTTATGCAGGACGTTTTGGTGGTGTTGAGATTTTCAAATCATCATATGTTGAAGAGAATGCAGGTAACAAAATCGGTGCAATGATGTCACGTGGTGGTGTTGCATATGCTGTTGGTACACCTCGACCACTTGCAGGTGCAGGTGTTGAGATTCGTCCTGCAGGTACACCTGTAGTAGTCGCCTTTCAACGTGATGAATCTGCAGGATTGACTGAGGTAATGGGTCACCTTTACTGTGGTGCTGCCTTGACAGAGGATGCACGCATTGTCAAAATCGTGACTGATGCCTAAAAGGTTTCATGGGTGCACTGGGTCTTAATCCCTTTGTACCCTGCACCCATGACCCTACGGGGTCATGGTGTGTAGTCACAAATCAAAACAACATTCATACAAAGGGAAAAAAGATATGAGTACAACATACACACCTACATCCTGGACAGGAACCAGAGAACAAACTTCACCACGTTTGAACGTGAAACCAAATGCACCTTTTTATCTGTTGCATTCACCATTTGCATGGGAACTAGCACAGATAGGTGATGAATGGGTATGGTTACCACAGTTTGGTAGTCTTAATGAGATTGCAGGTGTCAATGGTGTAGAGGACACACCACAGGGTGCAGACAGTACACTGTCACGTATGAAACTGATGGAAAATGGGCAGACTGTCATAGATAGAGAGTACGGATACATCTCACGATATGAGACAAAATATGGTGGGTATCACTACAGATTGAGATGGGACGTACCCAAACAGATTGGAAATAAAGTATTCTGGAATACAGACATAGATGGATATAATGAATGGAGACTGTCACTGGTACAGATGGGTGTAATAGCCCCACCAGAGGTAGAGGTAGTTCTATCAAAACAGCATCTACTAGATAGAAAAATAGACAGGAAACTAAAGTTTCAACACATACCAGAGGTGAAAACAGAACTGGATGAACTCTATGCACTGAAAAAACGTATGCAGACAGCATATGATGCCATCCATTCTACACCTGGTCAGACAGAATCAAAAGCAAAGACAACCAAAACACGCAGCAAAAAGGGGTGATACATGCCTAGCAAAGAACAGGTAGACAGAGTATCTGAAAAACTCTACAAAGAACAGAAACAGTCAGGGCGTGATGTATCACGTGAGGCAGTGCGTGCAGAGGTTGTCAAACGTGCACAACGCATTGACAACAGGTCAAAATAACAACACACCAGAGGTGACACATGGCATACAACGGTAAACCATTTTTCAAGATTCCACGACCAGTATTATTGGCAGGTGGTGTAGAGGTATCTACCCTTGCAGGAAATATTACACTGACTGATAAAAGTAGTCTATTTCAGATTCTAGATGCAGATGGTGTGACTAGAAATGTAACACTACCACCTGAAAAACATGGTCGTGTCTACATCATCAAAAATGCAGGTACTGCAGGTGATTTGGCTGTAAAAGATGATGCAGCAGGTGGTGTCATCACTTTATCACCAAATGAATCAGTAGTATTGACCTGTGATGATACTCTGTGGTACGTTGTCATCAACGTCAACAATATTTAACAGGTGACACGTGGCAACAGAACGTATTTATAGCCCCAGAATCAGAATACATGAGGTACTGGAACGTGCACGTGGTTGTACTGTAGATTTACCCATCTATAGAGATAATGCGCTAGTATCACCTACCTCTGCCTATTTTAAACTGGTAGACCCAGAGGGTAATGATGTGATAGCACGTACCTCTGTGTCTGTGGTTGCAAATGTTGCTACCTATAACATCAGTCCGTCAGAACTGCCTGCAGACCTACGTTTGTCAGATGGGTACATGCAGTTCTGGGAACTGATTATAGATGGGGTCACCCACACATTCAAAAAACCCAGTGCTATCTGTTTATCTGCCCTATATCCTGTCATCAGTGATTTAGATTTAGAGGCAGAGTACAGTGACCTAGCATCTATCAGACCCAGTAGTTTAGGTAGTTCATATCAGACCTACATAGATGAGGCATGGGTACAACTTATTCAACGTGTCAGAGATTTGGGTAACATTGAGTATCTAATCATGTCACCCCAGTCACTACGTGCAGCCCATAAAAATCTGACGTTCTATCTGATTTTCAAAGACATGGATAGTAGTGGACTAGGTGAGGGTAGATATTTAGACCTAGCACGTGAACACAGAAAACAGTTTGAGTTTGATTTCAAACGTTTAAAGTTTACCTATGACATGAACCAGGATGGTAGGGCAGACAATGAGAACCATAGACGTGCTGCACTAGGTGTCATCTACACGTCTGCACCCCCTACATGGTACAAAAGGTATTAGACATGTCTGCAGTATCTCTATCCACCATCAGACAAAGGTTTGCAACGGCTATCAGTACCCTATCAGGTTTTGATGAGTCACGTAACCCATATGATGGGTATGGTAGGTCACCAAATACCATAGCACACAAACGTTTCAGTGTGGGTATAGGTACAGTGACCAGTAGAGAGGATGACAGGCAGCGCAGGTCTACAGGGGTCATGACAGACACATCAGTATCAGTCAGGTTTGCATTCAGAATCAGACCCAAAGACCAGATAGATTCATATGACGATGCACTAGATGCTGCAGAACAGGTCATAGAGAAAATAACGAACCGTTCAACACCATTGCATGACAGCTTGCAGATCAGATTTGCAGGACTTGACAATGAACTGGCAGACAGTGGTGAATGGTGTACACTGAATCTGACATTTACAGTTCTACATTATATTCAACTAACATAACCAGAGGTATATCATGAGTGATAGTTTAGTAGTCGGTACAAGGCGTGATGGTAAAATCACAATCACAGATGGGGCAGCATCTGCCTATGAGGTCAGTTTTGAGGTGGGTGATTTCAGTGCATCAGAACCACTTGCAGATAGAGTAGTCATACGTGATAGAGGTGCTATCGTGGGACTACGTAAAGGTGATGACCCTGTAATCACATTTTCATTCAGTGTACACATGCGTTCATTGACAGACACCACTGCAGACAACCTGATGGATAGAATCTATAACAGAGGTTTTAACACTGGTGCACCATTGACATCTACTGGTGGTAATGGTTTTGAACAGTTCCTACAAACTGTTGAATTTGAATGTGACACCTCTGCAGTAGGGTCTGGAAAAACATACACTGCTACCTACAGTAAATGTATTCTAGAGGTGACAAACCTGTCAGAATCTGCAGATGGGAATACTATCGAGGTATCTGGTGAATGCTACGCAGGTGTAGCATATGCACAGACCTAATAACATTGCATAACATTTCATAGACTGAAGGGGGTCAAATGAAAATCACACTGAATACATTTGGTGAACTTGAATGTACACTACCATCACTGTCTACCTGTTTTGACATCATTTCACAGTGGTCTGATGAACAGAGTAGGTCAGTGACTGGTAGACTGTGTGCTATTGCTATCTGTCTCTGTGCAGATGACAAACGTCTACCAAAACAGAGACATGTGACAAACACGATAGACTACGGTTCAAAATGTCTAGATACACTACTGGGTGCAGATGTGCCAGTATCACAGATTCTAGAATCTGGTATGCAGTGTATAGGTCTGATGGCAGGTGCACTACCATCATCAGTAGAGGTGTCAGAAACTGAAAATTTTACAGAACCACCAGAGCAGGGAATGTAGAACGACAGGCATTTGCCATATCTAGATTCTGGGGACGTGACCCAGACTGGTATTCTAGTCTGTCAACTGATTTGCAGGCACGTTTGTATGTAGACTACATGATGTGCCATGAATCAAAGAAAACTGCAGAAACAAAGAATACACAGGCAAAACTAGACAGAATCAAACGATGGGCAGATAAATGACTACATTACGATATGGTAAAGGCAAAGGGTCAGTAGAGATAACAGGTGCAGATAGGCAGATGTACCTGGACATCATCAGGGCTGCAGACCCTATTGTAGTCAAGGTTCTAGAGGACACCACCAGAAAACTAGCACAGGACAGTGAAAAACAGTGGCTAGTCAGACAGGCAAAATATGGTAAATCGCAGGGGTCAAAGTACATGCACAAAACTGGTATCAGAATCAGACCCCCATATACCATAGAGGCATTTGTAGAGAACACTGCACCCTATGCATGGGCTATCAAAGTGGGCAGGGATTCTAGTACAAACATCAGAGAGGGTAAAAGACTTGCAGATGTGGTTCTGTGGTCCCCTGCAAAGAAAAGTGTACAAAAGGTGCTGCAGCAGATTGCAGATGCCACAGTCAAACGTATCAGAGGCATGAAATGACAGACTATGTCACTAGATTGAATGACAGGGTGTATTCATGGTGTCTATTCACCTGTATAGTCTGCATTGTGATATGGTGTGTAGTATCAGAGGTGAGACATGGCAGGTGACGTAAATAAGTCAGTAAACATTGCATTTACAGCATCCACACAGAATCTAGAAAAGAATCTGAAAAAGATACCCAATATCACAGATGCGGAGGCATCAAAGGCTGCAAAGGAACTAGGCAAAAACTTTGATAAAATGGACAAATCTGCAGCCAAAACTGCAAAGTCTATCAGTGCCAAAATGAAAACACTGGGCAAATCATTTGCAGCAGTGGGTGCAGCAGTGGCAGCAACAGGTGCAGCAGCAGTAGCGTTTGGTCAGCAGATGGCAGACCTGACAAATGAACTGGTGGATGCATCTACAAAATCTGGTATAGCAGTAGATACACTGGCAGGTCTACGACTAGCAGCAGAGGGTTCTGGACTAGCATTTGCAAATCTAGAGGGTGGTCTGATTAAGTTTCAGAGTGCAATGGACTCTGCAAACATGGGTAGTAAACTGACTGCAGATGCATTCAAATCACTGGGTGTAGATGTTGCAGATGCAGATGGTAATCTACGTGATGCTGATACTGTGTTTAATGAGGCAGTCAGGTCACTGGGTCAACTAGAAAACACCACAGAACGCAATGCAAAGGCTATGATTTTATTTGGTCGGTCTGGTGGTGCTAGTCTGATTCAGTCTGGTGCACTTGACAATCTAGAGGCTATGACAAACCTTGCTACAGAGTTTGGTATCAGTGTAGAACAGGATGCAATAGCATCTATGGCAACATTTCAGAGAAAAATGGCAGAGTTTGGTACAGTGTCTATGGGTACTATGCAGTCTGTATTTGATGCAGTAGCAGGTAAAAACAGTCTGAATGCAGGTATAGAGTTTGCTACAAAATCAGTCATATTTCTAGGGTCAATCACAAAGGATGTGATGGCAGTAGTAGGTCAGTCATTTGAAAATGTATTTATACTGGGACAGGCTGCATATCTAGCAATGACAGGTGATGTAGAGCGTGCACAGGTGATACTGCAAGACAATGCACGTGAACTAGATACTGCATATACAAATCTAGGCAGCACATTTACACGTGCATCAGATGAGGTTGCAAGGTTTGAAGAACTATCTGCAGCATCTACTGCCCCTGCCAAAATGACACAGACTGCAGATGCAACACGTACAGCTGCAGATGAAATGAACAAACTGAATGAGGCTGCAAAACAGGTACAGAAAAACATCAACAGCATCACAGAGGCAGTATCTGATGTCATTCTACAGAATGTAGAACTAGAGGACCAGGTAGCAGACAGACTGACACCAGAGTATGAAAAACAAGTACAACAGATTCAGGAACTAGGTCATGCTATTGATTCACAAATCAACAGTATACAAGCAGAGATAGATGCCCTGATAGATGCTGCACAGGCACGTGAACTATCTGTAGATGAACAGAATGCACTATTGATGTTAACAGATGAACTGCAGAACCTTGAAGAAACTGGGGCACAGAACAGGCTACAGGAACGTAAAGAACTAGCAGCACTAGATGCAGAGATACAAAAGAAGAAACTAGAGGACATTGACAAACGTGCAAAGGCAGAAAAGGATGCACAGGATGACATCATACGTAGTCAACAGGATGCAATCAATAGAGTAGCAGATGTAGGTAGTAACTTTGTAAATGTCATTACAGCACTGTCAGACCTGATGTCTGTTGCACATGAACAGCAGATAGAACAGTTTAGAACACGTGCAGATGATGAACAGGCTGCAATAGATAAAATGGTTAAAGATGGTGTCATCAGTGCACAACAGGCTGCAGAACATAAAGCATCTATAGAAAAAGGATACCAGGCACAGGTGCAGGAACTCAAAATGAAAGAGTTTAAACTGGGACAAACTGCAGCGATTGCAGATATAGCATTTAGTACTGCAAAGGCAGTAGCGCAGGCACTTGCACTACCACCTGTAGCACGTGGTGCAACCATTGCTGCAGTACTTGCAGCATCAGGTCTACAGACTGCTGCAGTCATGGCACAGTCACCACCTAAGTTTGATGTGGGGGGTATGGTCGGTTCATCTACAGACAGTGCACCTGATGTAGTACAGGCAAATCTATTGAGTGGTGAGGCAGTCCTGGACAGGTCTACAGTATCATCACTGGGTGGTGCAGAGGGTGTACGACGCTTGCAGAATCAGACTGGGCAGATGGGTGCACCCATCATCATTCAACCGTTCAAACATTTTGACAGATACACACGTGCAGTAGCACGCATGACCCCACGTAGAATAGGGTCAGGGGCATACTAACATGGCAGACATAACACCATCACATCTACGTGGTTTCATTGCACCTTTTAAGTTTACCAGTGACCACTACTGGTCATCAGAATCTAGTGTGACCCAGAATGGAGAGTATGCAGGCATACCTACATCAGACAGTGACCCAGACCTGCAGATAGTTACAAAGGGTACACAGACCCAGACTGTAGAGGTAGTGACAAAACGTGCAGGACATGTGACAGACTATGCAGGTTTTGTCTGGAAATATGAGGGTGATGCAGCACACTATGGTGCAGAGCCTCCAAACAAAATCACAGACGTGCAGATGTTGCAGGCACAGTCTATCAATACATCATACACACCACGTAAAGCACTGCGCATGACCACAGGTACTGTACTTATAGCAAATGAATATGTGACTGTGACAGATAATCAGGCACGTGTGGGTAGAATCAGTGTAGATGGTACGTACAGCAGTGTCACCATAGATGAACAGTCTACCAGTAGCCTACTGTCAAACAGTAGATATCCTACCATCTGTGAACTGTCAGATGGGTCTGTACTCTGTGCAGTGTGGGTGATTGACCCAGTCAAAAGTGTAGCGAACATTCATATACACAGGTCAGTAGATGATGGTCAGACCTTTGAACTGGTGTCTAGTAAGGCACTACCAGAGGACATAGATGTAGATGGTACAATAGGGTCAGGTAATAGTGGTTTTGATTTGCAACCACTTGCACTAGCAGCATCTACCCATCAGGTGCTATTGATTGCAGGTCTGTATCTACATGACAACTCTGTCAGTTTTGGTAGTAGAATCACCCAGTATGCATCATCAAATGGTGGTATGACGTTTGACTATGTAGACCAGGCAGAGGCATCAGATGGGTCACACTTTTATCTACCACAGGTGGTAGAACATAATGGTGTATTCATCATAGGATACATATCTAGTACAGACAGTGTAGATTTTACACGTATAGCAAATGCATACGACAGTGTCTTTGATGTACTGGGTATTATCCCTGCAGACAGTTTCACTGCATCCCTTGCAGCGGGGTCTGGTAATCGTCTGATAGGTGGTGACATCACCATGTCAAAGGACACAGATGGTAGATTGTATTTTTATGCAGCAACGTACAATGCAACATATGCAGGTGCACAGATTCATGGTGCGTATAGTGACCTAGCAGGTATCGGTGTAGAGGATTATGCAAAAAAGTGGAATAACTGGGGTGATGAATTTTCATTTGGTAATACTACTGTGTATAACAATGTAGTGACAGTGACTGGTGCAGGCATCATCAATCTAGAACTCTGTGCAGGACAGGGTGAACAGATGCTGTTTTGCAACTGGAATAATCAAGGCACAAACAGTCTAGCAGATAGTCTACTACTGGTCAGTCTAGGTGTGTGGTCTACTCAGCAGTACCCACGTCTATCTGCATACCCTGATGACTACCAGTGGGGATATAACAGTAGTGACTGGGTCCCTGCAGATCTACCTGCACATAATGGTGTCTGGACACGTACAGTATCAGGTACACCAGTAGAGGCACTAGGTGGTGACCACATTACACTGACATGTGCTGCAGCAGAGTCTGTAGAATATAAACAGACCATAACAGACAAAACAAATGGTGCACTGATTCACACAAAACTGTCAAACGTCACTGGTGGGTCAGTCACACGTGGTGCAGCATTTGGTGTACAGATTCAGACCCAGACTACTACAGATACATACTATGTAGAGGTAGTGGTGGGGTCAAACAGAATACATGTGTATGACGTGCACGCAGGGTACACCACACCTATAGCCTCTGCAACAGGTTTGAATCTACCTGATGGGGTGCAGATATTGTTGTACCTGGACAACAAAACAGGGGATGTATTTGTAAACTATGCACCTGCAGGGTCACCACTACAGTACACAGAACTGACAGGTACACTGACCACAGATACAAACACCACACAGGCTGTACACTGGGGTATACCTAGTGCACATACAGGGTCAGTAGTGTGTGACTATCATTTCTTTTCATATGGTGTAGGTGATGCCAATGGTATAGAGTGGTCACGTGGTGATACAAACACACGACAATATGCAGGCAGGGGATTTTTCACCACAGTAAAGGATGGTCTAGAACTATCTACCCTAGATGGTGCAGCACGTGAGGGTGATACATATACCATCAGACCCCAGTACGGTTCACCAGTGCAACGTGTTCTGCACACAGTGTCACCATCACCAGATGTAGGGTGGAAAACAGACACAGTAGCAGATGCAGATGTAGACCTAGTACCTGCACAGTCTATTGCATTCATGATGAATGTGACCCTACAGGGTACTGCAGTCACCCACATACAATCAGAGGCAACAGGTGTACATCTAACAGGCATCAACTTTAAAAAGTTCTTTATTGAGATACATAATGGTACTACCTGGTCAAAGGTTGCAACAGTTAACAATACAGTGAATGGTGCATCAGGTTTTGCATTCAGTAGAATAGGTGCAGCAGTCACCAGTACAGCAGCAGATGGTGTGTACTTGCATCTGAATGAATGTGCAGGGTGGTCAGTCCTGATAGATGATGGTGCAGGTAATGTTGTGCAACGTGTCGTAGAATCAAATGGGTCTGGTGTACTGGCAGCGACCACATCAAAACGTGCATATCTATCACTGGCAGGTATCAAATCTACTGACCCTACATCAGGTACTGCATATCTGATACCATCTGCCTGCAGTGTGATTCTGAATCAGAATGAATACACAGGGCTACGGATTGCACCAGAGTCACAGAAAACTGCACAGGGACGTTTTGAAATAGGCACGATGGTCATGGGTTCTGTGGTCATTACCTCACCCCAGTATGGACGTGGTCGTACCATTGCATTTGATTCAAATGTGATAGAATCAGACATGCCATCAGGCACACTGTACAGTCAACGACGTGGGGCAGGTGGTCGTGTCATCAGAGTAGCGTGGACAGATGGGGTAGATACATCATCACTATTTGCAGACCCTGCAGACCCTGACTACTACAATCTGTATTCAGGTGCACCTATTGCAGCACGTGGTGATGCCCCTATGAATATGATGGGTCTGGTGCAGTATGTAGATGGGTCACGTGATGCAGTAGTGTATCTACCATCACTGCCAAAACTACCCAGTGCACACATCACACTGAATAGATACCATGAACACATGCTATGCACACTGGGCACAGATGTACAGATAGAACATGTCATAGGTGATGAGCTGCAAACAGATAGT